TCAGTACCAAATTGTTGTAATATTACTCTTGGTGTAATTTCTTTACCCATTTTTTCACTCCAAAATTTATCAGGTTGTTCTCTCCAATGTCTACTAGATGTAGTATTGCCTTCTAGCATATCTCTGTCCCAATTAAACATTGAGCTAACTGCATCTTTTAAACTTTTTGCAAAGCTATCTCTCTTATATCCGTGGTGTGTTACTAGTCGTTCTGCAACGGTATCTTTACCAGACCCTATTAGTCCTACTAATCCTATTAACATTAATTGATTATACTATTTTACAATACGTTTTGCAATCTCTGTTTTTGCTTCGGAAACAGCATCAAGAACTTGATTTCGTAATGATGTATTTTTTTTGGCTCGTTTAGAATCAGTTTCTAAACTTTTTACCAAGTCTTTTAGTTCGTTATAAGATAAATCTTGATAACTTCGATAACGTTTATCAGCTGTAACATTTACTTTTACTTTTGGCATTATACCAATATTTAAAATATTTGTATAAAGAATTAAATGATTTGATAATGAATTAACCTATAACAAAACTATGTGGTGTGCCACCTTCAGTGAAATTATTGATTTCGTCATCAAGTTTTTCCATGTCAGTCATACCGTTTTGTTTTAGATCAGCACCATTAAGGGTTGTGCCACCTTGTGGACCAGCAATAGTATTAAATTTACCTCTTGCTTCACCTAACATTACCTTACATATTGCTAGTGTGTAATCTCTAATCCACGGTTTTGAATAGATGTCTTTAAAAAGTGTTATATCAGGTCTAAAATTGTCTGTATGCATTAATATAGTTTCGTTATCTGCTCTAGGTCTTTGTGTAATTGTAAGTTTTTTGTTTGCTACGTCATAATGAAATTGTATAAAACTTCCAAACATTTTTCCAATTAATTCCTGATAAGATGCAAAAGCATAGTAAGTTGCAAGACCTCCTGTTGCTCCTGCTCTTAACAAGTATGTGTTAGTGTATGCAAGATTGAACGGTTCAAAAAGTGTTCCACCTTCGCCACCTTCTGTACGAGAGCCGACTGTTCTACGAAATAATCTTCTAACATTAATTACTTCGTCAGGTAAAACATAAACATTTTGATTTTGTTTAAGTTTTAAAAAAGCATATGATTCTTCCACTGCATTAGACGATCTTTGTCTATATCTATTAATTGCTCTTTCCAAAGCAATTTGGTAGTGTTTTGGGTCTAATTCAACGTCAATCATACCCTCACCTAGGTTTGCTTTGACGTATTCAAATACTTCTTGTTGACCTGTTTGTAGTTCTGACATACTCATATTTATAGTTCTTTTACAATCTATAAATATAGATAATATGCCAAGATTGTCAATTTATAAGCCGGAAAAAGGGAATGATTTTAAGTTTTTTGATCGTAACATTAAAGAGATGTTTACGGTCGGAGGAACTGATTTATTTTTTCACAAATATTTAGGACCATATGACCAAGGATCAACTCAAAAAGATGGTCCAGCATCTCCTACACAACCACAATATTCTGGTGATTCTTTAAATGAAAGAACTATACAAGATTTATTATTTTTAGAAAATAGAGATAGAAAATATTCAGCAGACATTTATACAATTAGAGGAATTTATAATGTGCAAGATATAGATTTTAATTTATCACAATTTGGTATGTTTTTGCAGAATGATACTATATTTTTGACAGTACATTTAAATGATGCTGTAGAAAGATTAGGTAGAAAACCTATGTCGGGTGACGTAATAGAATTCCCACATATGAAAGATGATTTTAGTTTAGACGAAAGTATACCAATTGCACTTAAAAGATATTATGTTGTAGAAGATGTTAATAGGGCGGCAGAAGGATTTTCACAAACTTGGTGGCCACATTTATTAAGATTAAAATTGAAAACATTAGTAGACTCACAAGAATATAGAGATATTTTAGGTGACGCAACTACAACAGGTTCTCTTGCAAATTACATGAGCACGTATAATAAAGAAAAACAAATTAATGATGCAGTTGTAAATCAAGCAGAAGAAGACGCACCTAAATCAGGATTTAATTATAAACAATATTATGTTGCACCTATTGATGAACGAGGAAATATTAGAACCGATAATGTTAATACAACAGAAAGAATTAGTTCAGATAAACCTATAAATGCAACAATAGATTCACCTGCATCTTCGCATTATGGATTTTATTATGATGGAGATGGTATTGCACCAAACGGATATCCTGCAGGTTTTGGAACATCGTTTCCAAATAGTTATAATAAAGGAGATTATTTCTTGAGAACAGATTACTTACCAAATAGATTATTCCGTTTTGATGGAACCAGATGGGTTAAAATTGAAGATGCAATTAGGTTAACTACAACAAATACAGATACAAGAGCAAATTGGAAAACAAGTTTTGTTAATACATCAGGTACTACTACAATAAATGGATTAACAGTAGAACAAAGGCAATCATTATCAGATGCATTAAAACCAAAGGCTGACAATTAATGTTACATTTTTACGAAGGACAGATTAGAAAATTTTTAACTCAATTTATACGTGTTTTGAGTAATTTTTCTGTGGAAACAGGAAAAGGTAAGGATGATACTGTAAATTTAAGAGGGGTGCCGGTTGTATATGGTGATATGACAAGACAAGTTGCAAACATTATAAGAAATAATTCTGAAAATGCTTTACAATATGCACCACGAATTGCCGCATATGTAAGAGAATTAAATTTTGATAGAGAAAGAATGCAAAATCCTTATCATATTGAAAAGCAACATTTAAAAGAACGAAATTATAACGAAACCACAAAACAATACGATAATCAATTAGGTGCAGGATACACAGTTGAAAAAGTAATGCCGTCTCCTTTTAGATTAGAAGTTTCTGCAGATATCTATACTACAAATACTGATCAAAAATTACAAATAATGGAACAAATTTTATATTTGTTTAATCCTGATTTTGAAATACAAAAAACAGACAATTATATTGATTGGACAAGTTTAAGTTATATTGAATTAACAGGAATAGTTTTTTCTTCTAGAAGTATTCCAATTGGTGCTGACTCAGAAATTGATGTTGCATCAATGACTTTTTCAATGCCAATTTGGTTATCTCCTCCAGTTAAAGTATCAAAATTAGGTGTTATACAAAAAATTATTATGAGCATTTATGATGATGATGGTGGAATTGCTAAAGGCTTAATTGACGGAACAATGATTACTAGAAGTTATATTACTCCAAATAATTTTGGATTATTAGTAACAGGAAATCAATTGAGATTATTAGGTACTACAGGCACAACTACTACATCAGGTGGTGATGGATTTTATACAGGAGCCAATGCACCCACTGATCTTGATCCTTTTGAAACATTTGGTCCACCAGTTAACTGGAAAATATTATTAGATCAATATGGTAAAGTTACAAATGGCACATCTCAAATAAGATTAAAACAAGCAACAGGAAATGAAATAATTGGAACTATTGCTACTACAACATTAGATGATACAATTTTATTGTTTAATATAGATACGGACACAATACCTGCAAATTCAATAACAGCAGTTAAAAAAATAATTAATCCTGCTACATTTAATCCTGGTACACCGGTAAATGGTGATAGATATTTGGTTATAAATGATGTAGGAGATTCAACAGCATCGTTTCAAAGTGCAACTTGGGGAACATTAGTTGCAAGTGTTGGAGATATTATTGAATATAATTCTACAACAAGTAAATGGAATGTAGCTTTTGATGCCTCAAATCCAGACTCAACGCAACATTATGTAACAAATACAAACACAGGAATTCAATATCGTTTCAACGGAACTGAATGGGTAAAATCATACGAAGGTGTATATACTGCTGGTAATTGGTCTATTGTATTAGATGGTGGTGCATCAACAGGTTATAATGCTAGTTCAGATGCTACAACTCCTTGATTAATTTAAATTAAATTGTTATAATAAAGAATGGATAAAAATATAATATGTTCAGGTGCATTATTTTATAGTACCTCTACGAAACGTTTTTTATTGTTGCAAAGAACTGACTTTAAAACTCGAGGTATGTGGGGTTTAGTTGGTGGAAGAGCACGTTATACTGAGTCTGCATTTGAAGGATTAAAAAGAGAAATTACGGAAGAAGTTGGTATATCTCCGAAATTTAAAAAAGTAATTCCTCTCGAAATGTTTACATCAAATGATCAAAAATTTTATTTTAATACATTTGTTATTGCAATTGAAAGTGAATTTATTCCAAAATTAAATAAAGAACATTCAGGTTATTGTTGGTGTAATTTTGAATGTTGGCCAAAAAATTTACACGCAGGTTTACGAAATACTCTTAATAATAAAGCAATTAAAGGTAAACTTCAAACTATTTTAGATTTAATAACTTAAATTGATGAAAACGTAATAGCCATTACGACAAATAATATTAATAAAAAATAAACCCAGCCCATTATCCAGCACTAATTTTAACTGTTCCGTTGTCGTTCCAAAGTTGGCCTTCGTTGTTAGGATCGCTTGTTGGCAAATCTTTAGCCATAACTTTTCCTGATTCATTAACCATTACAGTACCACTTTGATCAGGAAATTCAATATCTCTTCTTGCAGTTGCATTAGTACCAAATAATCTAG